TGCGCTATGGCCAAGGGTTACCGTGAGCGCTACGGAGCCTCCCGACCCGCCAACGCCCTGCCAAACGTCCACGATGCCCACTCCCGCAACCGCGGCGTTGGAGCCAATGATTCGCGACCAAGTGTAGGGCGTCGACGCGTTATCGGTGATGCCTGTGACATACGAGGTCGACGTGCCGTTCGTCGCGACCGTCACGATCAACACGCTGGTCGACGCGACGCCCGTGAGCGACAGTGCCGTGATAGACGACCCGGTCTTCTGGGAGCCCGTGGTCGCGGGTGTTTGGGCTACCGCAACAGCCACTGAGACGCCCCTACGGCGTGAGCAGTTCGGCCAAGAAATGTTCGCAAGTCAACGTGTTCGACGACGAGCTAGCAGACCATGTCGCACCGACGGTCACGATGTTCGCCACGCTCGTGTTCTGCGTCGAGCTCCCCGAGCTGTCGGCCAGCATCGTCACACCCGCCGAGGTGGTGATCGCCGACGTAGCCTCAACACCAAGCAGAAAGCCCTGCGTCAGCACGGTCCCCGACGTGCCGGTCGCCGTGACACGACTGATCGCCTGCAAAAACCAGGCGACATTCGTGACACTCGACGGTGTCGTCACAGCGATAGCCGCCGCCAACGCCGTCCCAGCCACGCCGCCCAGGTAGACGCCCAACGTCAGGTTCGGTGTGCCGGTCGTCGAATAGATCCCCGCCGCAGTCCACCGCCAAACCTGGCCGGTCTGCATAAAGTTCGCCGGGATCGTGAACGCCTCGCCCGCAACATTCGCGCCACCAGACACATCGGTGATCGACGTGGACGACGCGTACGGTGTCCCGGCGGTGTTCGACGTCTGCCCCGGGTTCATCAACAGCGCATACGACGGGCTGGCAGGCATGGGCTAACTCACCGTCAGCGAAACGGACCCGGCACCAAACGTGACCGTGGCAGCCGAAGGAATCGACGTCGCCAAATTCAGGCTCGTTGACGCCGCCCCGAAAAACGTGCCCGCAGTATTGGAAGCCCAAATCCCAAGAAACGGCAGGCCCGCCGCGACCAAAGGAAGATTCGCAAACGACTGCTGCCCGTACGACCCGCCCGTAAACAGGATCGCGGTCGTGCCGCCAGCAAGGTTCGCAACCGTCGGCGCAAGAAACGTGGCCTGCACCCTGCCATACCCGCCGCCCGCGATCTCGTTGCTGCCGTTCGTGGACGGCAACCCGCTGTGCAACGACATGAAATACACGCTCCCGGACCCAAGTGTCCCGAAGAACCCCTCACCGGCTGACGGCCCAAGATACGCCATATCAGCCGACTATCATCACTGGTAGAACACCGCGCCAGCCACCAGCCCAGACGGCGTGCCCCTACCGTTCAAACCAACACCCAACGTCAGAATGCCCGACGACGCAGTCCAGCCGCCCGGCAGCACGTTCCCAGCAGTCACGGTCTGCCCCGGACCAAGATTGACCGGCCCGAAAAACGCGCCACCAACCGACGGACTAGACGTCGCCCCATCGTAAAACGTGACCGTCTGCGACGCAACACCCGACACCTCGCTGACCGTGAACCCAAGCAGCGAATGAAACCCCGCCGCAATCAACTGCGTTGACGACGCCGAGCTCAACGCCGAAGGAACACCAAGAAACCCGCCAAAGTTCGCTGTGAACGCCGCAAACGGATTGGACACGCCAAGATCGGAACCGGTCATCCGTTTCGACTATCCCAGTGCAGACTGTCGAGACGGCACGTTTCGCCCGGATACCGGGCCCCCAGCCCAGTCTCGTGAAAATGCCACGGGCGCACCCTCATATCACAGGCGGGAACGATCTTGTTGCGGTTGATCGCGGACCACATGAAAAACTCTTCCGGGCCAACAGCAAGCGAATCCGAGTCTTTCCTGAGATGCCAGTGCTCATACCCGTCCATCGACACCCGTTCCAACGCGTCGCGGCGAATCACGGTCGCATCAGACCCAACATATCCCCTGATCTGCCTGACGCCTTGGAACGGCCGGAGCTCCCGGAGCTCCACATGGTCCTTCTGCCCGAACCCGCCACCCACATATCTGCGGCACACCGCATACCCCGGCATGTTCCGACCGGCCACCAACCCGCCAACGATCGGATACTTCTCCGCGTCCCTGACCAGCAGATCGAAACACCTTCGCGTCTCGTAATAGCAGTCGATGCCCTGCCACACCACAGCGTCATACCCCGCCTCGAGCGCGTACTCGCCCAGCAAGCGTTTGCCGTGATACACGATCTCGGTTGCCCAGAAAGACGGCTCAACCGGATACCGTAACTGCGGCAGGCTCGTTCGTGATGGGTGATCGACGACCGCGACCACATCCACATCCGGCAGCAGAACACGGCACATTTCCTCGAACTTTGGGACCGCGTACAGTTTTGACGGCCCGACAACGATCGTGCCGACCAGCACCTTCACGGACGCCTACCGGATGCTGCGACAACAAGCCCAAAGTCGTGGGTCTGTACGTCCACGAACCCTACAGCGGTCAGCGCCCGTTCGAGCATCCCGGGCGTGAACATCGTCTTGTGAAAGTTCTCCGGGTAGTCCTGGTCGCCGAACAAGTAGGTCACGAACCGTTCGTCAGTCGAACTGCCGATCTGCCAGGCGAGAATGTGTCCTTCGAGGTTCGGAACCTCCACATACAGGCTGCCGCCGGGTCGTAGCCGGTTCAGCCACACGCCGAGAATGCGGGCCGTGTCACGGTGCGATAGGTGCTCGAGCAGATGGCACGCCCTGATCTCCGAACACGACCCAGGCGAGACCAACTCGAGCGTTGTGGCGTCGTCCACGATGTCCACACCCGGCAGGCCGTCCCGGCAGTCTAGGTGCGTGAACCCCTCGGTGGGACGGCCACCAGACCCGAGCTCAAGTCTCACAGAATCTTGACCTCCGGCAAAGGCACGATAAACCGGCCGCCACCGGCAAGCCACTCCCGTTCACGGTCAACGAACTCGTCGATGAAATGCCACGGCAACACCAGATAGAAATCAGGGTTCGACGCACGGGACTCTTCTTCGCTGACAACCGGGATACCGGTTGCGGTCACCGTCCCGTACTTGTCAGGATTGCGGTCCGCCGCGACCGCCGCCAACTGCGGTCCAATGTTCGCGTACTGCAACACCACGTTTCCCTTCGTAGACGCACCATACACATGCACGACCTTTCCGCCATCAGCGAGCTTCACAAGCAGACCGTGCAAATCGGACCCGGCTTGCAAGACACGCCGCGCGAACCGCTCATACGGCTGGGCGGTGTCTAACGCCTGCTCGAACTCCGCGACCCTCAACCCGCGCAACGACTCGCGCTCATGCCTGCCCGTGTGCCCGATAAACAGCCTGATGCTCCCGCCGTTCACGCCGTTCAACTCGGCTTTCACGACCTCCAAGCCATGCTCCCCCACCAAACGTTCAAGCACGCTCAGCGAGTAGTAGCAAAGATGTTCATGCACCACGGCATCAAAGCCGGTGGTGGCAAGCATCGACGGCAGATAGTGCAGCTCCGCAACCCACACGCCGTCCGAATGCAACGCGCCGGCGACCATTTGCACAAACCGGTGCGGGTCGTCGAGGTCGTACAGCATCGCGATCGACGTGATGACCTTCGCCTTACGATGCTTCCCGTCATAGAACTCGCGTCGAACCTTGTGGCCTTTCGCCTCCGCGTAGCTCGCGACGCTTGACGGGTCATACCCGATTTTCTCGGCCTTCACGGTGTACCCGTCCAACAACGTGCCGTCGTTACAACCAACGTCAACGACAAGACTTGCCGCACCAACATCAACCATTCCTTCTGCTTGACGGGCGATCTCATGCAGGTTGTCAGTCATTGTCCTGTTGACCCCGGACCTGTACCAGTAGCTGTCGTACAACACGTAGCCCGGAACCGTATGCCTGAGCTGCACGAGGCCGCACGCCCCTTCCTTCTGCGTGTCGCAGCGCATCAAATCCAACGGCACTCTGCGCTGCACCGCGTCTTTGAACGCACCGGCGATCTGCTGCTCACCAAGCGACAAGATCGGTGTCAGCGGGCCACCGCACACCCGGCAAGACGTACGAATCATCTCACCCTCCCCTCATGCCACTCACGATTGCTCTTTGCTTCCAGCGCGGCCTGCTGCACCGGAAAATACGCGCGGTGAGGTAGCTCGATCGCATGGTTGGCAGTGTCAATCCACACCCCGTACCCTTTCCCAACAGCCCGGTACGCGTAATCCTGGTTGTCGTACCCGTGGCCCCTGTCATACGCAACATCGTAATCAAGGCTCGTGTCATGCAAAACACGTCTTGGGATCGCAGCCCAGTTCGCTTCCCAGAACATTGGTGCGACAGGACATATCCCCTTAGCGATCTCAAGCCGGCAGTCCAGCCAACTGATGCTCGACGGCTTCCGGCCGTCGTAAGGTTCATGGAAGATCGACCACAGTCCTTCCGGGTCCGCAACACCTTCCACCCCGGGCTTGTCGGTCATCGAACACAACCCGGCGAGCAGACAGGTAGGGAACTCTTCTGCCATCGCCACGAACCGGTCCAGGCCGTCGCACGGCAGCCAAGTGTAATCCTGCAACGCCACAAACAAGTCTGCGTCAAGGTCGCGTGCGATGCCCATGCCGCGTTTGAACGCTGTGGCAAGACCGTGCCCGGACGTGTCGAAATGACGCCACCCAAGCTCCAGTAGTTCCGGATGGTCGTCCGGCAGATCGCGGCGCTGCTCGTAAAGGTCGTCGCCAACGATCCACACAATGTCGTCGCGGCCCTGGCGTAGCAGCGAGTTGCAGTTGACATCCAGGCCGCCGAACCTCAGTGTGGGCGTGAACACCGCGATCATGGTGCGAGTTGGAAAACGAACCGCTCTAGCGTCATGCGCGCTCACAACCCTTCAGGGCAATCACTTTCACGGCGATCACGCCGTCAGCGCGCGGCCAATGCCATGACAGCACCACCATCCTGGTGCCCTGCGGACCCCAAAGGTTGAGCCTGCGCCCCTTTGGCAGTTGAAGGGAAATGCCGCGCCATGCGCCTGGGGTGCCAGCGCGGAAACGGCGAACGCGCACAAAGGTCATTCCTTCACCCACAGTCCTGAGAGTTGTTCTGCGGCACCGAACCAGCCCATGTCACGCATCATGTCAGGGCCAACGTGCTGCGCCATCTGCTGTGTGGTCTCGTCCGTCAAGCCCCGGATGATGGATTGCACAAACACGTCGCGCCACTGGCCCTCTTCTCTCGGATCACCATCCACGAGCGTGCCGCACAACACGTTCTCCGACAACGCACCCCAATTGCTCGCGACGACCACACACCCTGCAGCCTGTGCTTCCATGCAACTGATGCACGACGTTTCGTGCATCTGCATGTCATGAATCGAATACCACGACGGATGCACCCACACCAGGCTCGACAGCATCAGGTGAGCCAACGCTTTCTGGCCAAGCCCTCCCGGGAGTCGTTTCACGCCGGGCTGGTCAAGCATGCCGATCAGCTTTTCACGGCTCTTAGCCATGACCGGGTTGTGCTCCGCCACAATGTCATACCACCGGCTGTACGTCGAGACCAGTTCGGCATCCGGCACGGCCTCACGAACCCGCGGCCAGATCTCCAACAGGATGTCCAACCCGCGGTCCGGTGACGACGAGTAGACAACCCTTTTCTCCCGTTCCGGCTCGCCTTCAAAGAACGACAGGTCGATACCGTTCCTATTCGCAACCACCTTCTGCGGGTCAAGCCACGGGTACGCGTCCTGCATGTGCTGCTTATGCCAGTGTGAGACGGTGCAGATGTGGTCGATGTTTGCCGCGTTCTGCTCGGTCAACCCTTCCGAGTGCGCGCCGGCCAAGTCCTCAAGCCACAAGCAGGTGCAGTCGGCGTTCGGCCGATACGCGTCGAACACTCTCGCGTTCCTGAACGACACGAACGCCGTCAGATGTACCGTCGGATCGTAGGACCGAAAGTCGCGGAGGATCACATCCCCGAACACGCCTTCCTCATCGAACTGGCCGTACAACGTCACACGCCACCCCTGCGCGGCAAGCTCCTCTGACAGCCTCCACGCGGCCGTCTCAGACCCTCCCAAGCCTCTCGTGTAGATGTCTGAAGGATGCCATTCCCCGATCGCATAACCCGTCCAGATCACGACCTCACCCTTACGGGTTGTCTTAGCAGCGGCGCCAACGATCGCCCCGTCGTCACACACACCAACCTCAAGCAGATGGCCGTATGCTTGCAAGTCTTCGCCGACATCCGCAACTGAACACGGCGAGCCCGACGGTGCCACGACCAACAGCCTTGGACAGTCCACTGGCAGTAGCGGCCACCGTACGACCGCGGCGTCCGGGCTGTCGGTCGTCGAGTCACCGTCGAGCACGTTCGACGGATCATAGATACGGGTCACGCTGCGAGCTCCAGGTGTCGTTCAATGAACTTACGAGCCGCACTATCCGCCGGCAAAGGCTCCAACACCAGATCAGGTGTCAACCATAGCTCGGTTCGTTTGCCGATAACCCGCTGGTCGCGCGCAGCAAAAAACGGCACGGTATCAAGCAGCTCCTTCGCCTTCGCATGCTCACCGTGCTTCACAAGCAAATCCGCACACGCCAACCATGCCTGCACCGTCTGCTCCAACAAAATACCCTGCTGCCACCCAGGCAAATACGCTGTGATCAACGGATACGACGGGCACACCTCCAAGCACTCGTTGACATACCGCATCGCCTGGTCGTAATGCCCCAACTGCATTTCGCACACCGCCGCCAAAGCCCTCGGATGAGCGGTGTACTGCAACGGGTTCAAAATCAGAATGCTCTGCGGCTTACCCATCCCAAGGGCCCTCAAAGCATGATCCAACCCTTCCTGCGGCCTGCCCAACGTTTGCGCACACTCCGCAAGACTCAGATGCGTGTCAGTCCACCCCCACGTCTCCCGCAAACTAGCGAACGCCACGCTCTCCGCATCCGCCACACGATTAGCCTGCATCAACGCCTGCGACAAATACCTTGACGCCTGCGCTCTACGTTCCGGCGGCTCACCACCAAACGTCAAATACCGTTGGAACGTTGGGATCGCGTTCTCCCAATCATTGCCGCCAAGATACTCCAAACCCAGTGACTGCACGATCCTCGGATTGTCCGGCTCCTCCACATCCCAAGCCTTCAAAATTCGCAGGTTCCTAACCCCCGACGACTGGTCATGGATCGCACGATGATGCACCCACCGTGCCGTATCGTGCAGAAGCTGAATCACCCGGCCGGTCCTGAAAATCTTGTGCTCATGCAACCGGCCCTCCCACCTGGCCACACCCGCACGGACCAGCCGTTCACGCCACAACTCCGAGATAATGTTGCCGTGCTCGTCCTGAGCGTACGTGTAATGCGTGAAGAACGCCACCTCATCCGGCTGCGCGTCCTTAGCGATCTGCCGCAGATTCTCCAGGCCAACCACAGTGTCGTCCATGTCCATCCAGAACAGCCACAAGCCGGTAGCGAGATCGTCCGCAGCGTTCCTGGCGGCAGCAAAGTCGTCCACCCACTTGAACCGGCCGACCTTCAGCTTGCGTGCAGGCCCATGCGTCTTCGCGTACGCCCTCGCCTTCTCGACCGTGCCGTCCACGCTGCCGGTATCCACAAGCACGACCTGATCAACATGCTGCCAGATCGAATCGAAACACCGCTCAACGTTGTGCGCCTCATTACGCGCTATCAGAGTGGCGGAGATCAGCGGCCTACTCATCGTCTTCGCCCGCTTCGCCCAGCATGTCTTCAACGAGCCGCTGCTGCTGCTCGACAGCCCGGCTCATAATGGCTGGCATGCTGCCCTGCGCCATTGCCGACTCCGCGGAAGCACGCCACAACGAAGCCCACAACTCCGGCTCGGCCTTGACAGCTTCAGACTCGGCCCGAGCGCGCAGAATCTCTATCGGCGGCCACGGGAGCGTCGAATCGTGCTCGTCGGCCACTCGAAGCAAATGAGCGTTCACGAGTTCGGTCCACCGTCGCTGTACGTCATACTGCACCGCGATGGCTGCCCCGCCGTCACTCATCGACGGCCTCAAACTCGTCGGGCCACAACAACTCCGGGGTAGTTTCAAGCGCCGCGGCAATCCTGATCATCGTGGGCAGTTTCGGAATGTAGCCTCCCTCGGTCATCGAGATCAACGCCTTGTTGCACTTCGACTTTGACGCCAGAATCTCAATGTGCATCCCGAGTTGCTTGCGTCGGGCGATCATCAGGCTTTCGTCGCGGGCACGGCTCATCATTTTCAAACCAGGCTATCCGTGCGTTTTCAAAACCCGGTAGACTCAGGGCATGAGCGATACCAGCGCAGTAGACCCTCGCCACGAAGCAATCAAGGCATTGAATGAGCTGGGAACTGGAGGCCCCGGTGGCAGTCTTGATCGAAACGACAGGAAGGCCCTCGTGTTCGCAGTCCTCTACCTAGCCGATGTTCTGAAGGCTCGCGATGGCTAGACCGAAGCTTGCGAAGACACTCTCACAAGAACACGAAGCCGAAGCGGAACGTGCCTACGCTGCCGGCCAAGCCGCATCCGACTCGACGACCTCAACCGCCTGGATGCTCGCAGCGAACTACTCCGCAACGATGGCTGTGCTGTACGAGCTTAGAACAAAAGCGGGCGCCTGATCGGAAGGCGCCCGCGGTCCAGTCTGAACAGGACGGTCAGACTAGAAGGTTGTGAGCACCGGCCCGATCACCGTGCACAGATCAGGCGCAACCAGCTGCTCAACCACGTTCTCCCAAACCCTGATGTTCTCGAGCGGCGGATCAAGCTCCCACCAACGGTCAACCACGATGCTCTGCCCCGGCGCGCCCGGCTCAACACCGTTGCCGCTCGCTACCGGCAGAATCGTCCCCGGGGGCTGCGAGTCACCCGCACCATCAGTGATCCGGCCGCGCAAAGCGTACACAACGCTCGGCTGACCCCACTGTGCGTTCGGGTCAACATACATCACCCGGGCGTAGTTGCCCCAAGTGTCCGCAAGACTCAACGGGTCGCCCGGCCGCCCCGAGTTGTACAGCGTGCCGTCAGCGATCACGATCTTCAACCCGAACAGCGTGGGCGGCAGGTTGTTCTCCCACCCGCCCGTAACCGACTCCGGGCCTATCTGATACTTGATCTGATCCTTGATCGTGTAGTCGTTGCCGATCGCCATAGCAACCTCAAGACCGATCACCAAAGTGTTCGGGCGAATACCAGTCACCTTGTACTGGCTGAGAATCGCGGTCTGAAGATCCGTTTGGATTGCCGCCGGCGTCGTTAACGTCCCGGAATCCCATGTCGCCCCGGTCGGTGCGAGCAGCGCGGTCTGCGTGAGACTCCCACCAAGGTTCGGTGGCAGCAGCAGGCTCGCGAGACGCACTTCCTTGTTCGTCGCGAACTGCGTGAGCAAAGCTTGTGTTTTCGCATACTCCAAACGCAGGGCCGGGTTCGCCTGAACCATTTCCTTGCGCGTGATCTGCGTCGCAAGACGGTAGTCCGCGGTCTGATACGGCTTCAACCCGTAGTTGACGTCAATCTTCGGTGTCGGCGCGTCATCCGCGACAGCCATGTTTGATGTTCCCCCACCAAACAGCGACGTCGGGTCGAACACCGGGTACACACCGTTGTTGTACATCACGTTCTGCGGCGTCACAATGTCGTTGTAAACGAAACCGTGCGGCGTGTAGAACCGTGCAAGGTTCTGCAGGACTTCCGGCTCAAGCTGAAGGCCAGGAAACCCGAACACTTCCTGCGACAGCGGGCCATAGGAGCCTGAAAACGGGTAGGTCGTGATCGCCATGACTTAGCCGGCCGCCAGTCCGCTGAGCAGTAGAGGGTTGACCCGGACCGCTACGCCCTGCCCCGGGTTACCGATGTCCATCGCACGGCCGACAGCCCACACCGGCGTGAACGTTGACGTGGACGACACACCGTAGATCACGATGTTCGAATACGAAGCACCAGTGACCGCACCAAGATTTGGCGTGAGGTTCGACACGTTCGAAATCGGGTTTGTCACCGGCGATGCGGAGATCACACCAACATACGCGCCAAGGTTCACGGACCCCTGGACCGTCTCGCGAACAATGTTGCCAATGTCGATCACCGAAACAGGCTTGCCGGCAACAGCGTAATCGCGGGCAAACCCGACAGGCTCGTCACTTGACGACGCGCACATCCGAACAAAAAAGCCGGGGGGGTTCGCGATCGGCGAGAAGCTCGAGGAAGTTGTGGACGCGACACCAAACGTGACCGCGGCGCCAGCGATAACGTCCGAAGCTGCGAAACACTCGATCGTGCCGCGCTTCGTGTGCCAAAAGTCCTGGTTGGTTGTCGACCCGTAGGCTGTGGATGCAGTGAAAGCCATTAGAGCTCCAGCTCCAGTTCGCCCTTGAGATGCTCGTCAAGGACACGGTTGTAATCGGTCTTCGGAAGCTTGTTGTCCTTGATGTGCTGCCAGATCGCGGAGTCCAGTGTCTTTGTCTCGCTGCCAACCGGAACGGTGGTCGTGTTGTTCCACCCCGAAGGCTTCGTGTTCACGATGACCGGGCCCTCGTCAAGGAGCTTCAACGTCGCGTCGGCGTCAAGGGTGTAGAAGTGGCGTGAAGACTCTTCCTGGCCGGCGACAGCACGACCAGCCTCAAGCGCCCTAGTCCAGGCGATCTCAAACTTCTGCTGGTGAAGCTCGTTCGCCGCAGCGCGGCCCGCGGTCGCGTCGCTGCGAAGGCCCGCAAGTTCTGTCGAGTCAAGAAGAACCTTGTGCTCGTCGGCAGCCAGCTGCTCAAGCGTCTTCACCGGCTCCGTAACCGGTGGCGCTGTGGCCTTCTCAAGAAGCGTTACGACCGCTGCCTCGACAGCCGCATCATCCGCGGTGTCGTCCAGGTCGAGAAGCTTCAGAGTGTTGTCGGTGACCGTTGCCATCTTCTTCGCAGGCTGACTATCCGCACCGAACCCCGGCAGACTAGACAGACTCACACCAAGCTCCGAAGCCCTGCGCTTGATCAGTTTCTTTGCCGCAGCCGCGTCACCATGACCGGACGCCGCAAGGATCGCCGCCGCGTGCAGCTGCGCCACGTTCCTGATCGGATAGGAACCGTCCGGCAGCGAGTTGCCTTCCTTCAGCGCAAGCTTGCGCTCCGCCGCATCAACATCCAGCAGCGTCAACTCGTCTTCCATCGCCTCCACCAAAGCGTCCGCCGACGCAAGACTGATCCTGCGCATGTTCAAATGCGGCTTGTTCGTTAGCGCGCCACCCATCAAGGCGTTCGTGATGTCGGCGCCAGTCTCGTCCGTTGTGTCCCCGTAGGTTGGGGAGAAAAACAGGTAGCGCTTGTCCTCAATCGCGCTCCTGCCGATCGGCGTCCACTCCACGTCAGCCATCGGCACACCATCAACCAGATCAACGTCGGTGATCCATCCCGCCGCCTCAGTCCTGCGAGGCTGACGGTCAGCCGAATGGTCAAGGTCAATCAAAGCCCTGTGGTCGGGCAGCCGTGCCAAGCTCGCCTTCCACGAAGCGACATCCTGCTCGGTGATCGAGAACTCACCGTACTTCTTGTGGTGGAACGTCCCGAGCTTCGCGACCTGCAACCGGCCTGTCGCTGTGGCAGGCGCGTCAAGCAAAACCGAGAACTCACCCATACCAGCGGACTATCGGCTAGCGCAGCCGCCCAAACACGTAGACCGCGCAAACAACGATCGCGGCCACAATCAAAATCGTGATCAGCATCCTATCCACCCCCCGCCGACGGATCGTCGCTCATCAAATACACGATCATGCAACGGCACCTGTCGCCACCCTGACAGTCCGGGTTCGGGCAGTCCGGCAGATCATTCAACTCCTGCACGTCGCCGGTGTCCGCAGCCTCACAGTCATCGCAAGTATTGTCGTCCAACACGCTCGTGTACACGCCGGCCACAGCACCATTAGCGACCGCGGCATCGTAACGTCCGTCACCGATCTGCGGCGAAGCATTCGACAGGGCTTCCAAATGCAACTGTCCGGCCGCAGCCTGAGACGCAGCCACACCCGCATCCCTGACACCGGCCACGTTGACCTGCGCAACCTTCGCCGAGATAGCGTTTGCGATCGCCACGGCAGAGTTCTCCGCCCGCACCCTCGCCCGACCGAATCGTGCACCAACCGCGCCAAGCACACTCGCAACATCAAGCTGCTTCTGCTGCTTCGCGAGCTCGTCGACCACCGTCTGATGGCCCACACGGTACAGTCGCTCGTATTCGCCCTGTATCGCATCGGCTAGTTCGCCAGTATCTGGCTGTGCTGGATGAGCACGCCCGCTGGCAATCTGTTCGGCAAGCCTTGACGCGGCCGGTAAAGCCGCTGTCTCGATCCCTGTTCTTGCGCTGTCGAACGCTGCCCGCAGCTTGTCCTGCGACAACACCGCGTCATGCCAACGATCCAGCTTCTTCGGTGACGCCGGGCCCTTCCCCGGAAACGCCGGGGCAGTCGTAGGATCACCGGCAGGCTTCCGGCCGCTAGGCAACTCGCTCGGCTTCGCTTCGGGTGCGATCGTCTCCGGCGACTGCAACACCGGATTCATCTGCGGCCCATTCGCCTGCAACGCCGAAGCCTTCAACGCCGCCTCCGACGCCGCCTCCTTCAACGATCTCACATCCGCGTTCGCCGGCGGCAAATCAGCCCTTTCACGAAGCCAGTCCTCAAGCTCCGGATCGGCCTGCATCGCACCAGCACTAATCAGCAACTGCACGTACGCCGCGATCTCGCTAAGCGAAGCCGCATCCGTCAAATTCACGCTCAACACGGGTGACCCGTCAGCGTCAGGCCAGTTCAACAACCTGATCCTGTCCACCAAAGCATTCAACGGCGGCAACGGCCCGATCTGAGCGAACGCGTCAACCGCCGTCAAAAACGGGTCCATCTGAATGTCCGCCGTCGCCCTTGCCCCAACCTGATGGTGCCCGAGCTGCATGAAATCGCCAAGAAAACTCCCGGCAATACCAAGCTGATGGTACGTCAACGACGCCTGAATGCTCTCCCCGGAGCTCGAGTCGAACTTGATGACATCAACAAGCCACTCCTCACCCGGATTGCCGTTCGCGCCCTGCGAACCCGCTTTCGGGCCGGGCATCAGCACATACCCAGCCTCGTTCAAATGCAACGTCGCAAAAATCGTTTCGACCTGCGCCCGCGTTTTCGGGTCACTGTTGTTCGGCGGATAGATGATCGGCACCCCAACAGCCTTACGCTCCTGGCCGATCGCGTCGATCCTTTCCAGCTTGTCCTTGTACATCCACGGCTTATACGCCGAGCGAAGCAGACTGACGCCCATCCAGTTGTCGCCCTCACCGCCCAGCCGGTAATACACAAGGTTCCCGGCCGGAATGATGATGTCAGGCTTGCTCGGAATGATCTGCCCGATATGCGTCATCTCGCCAAGATCGTCCTGCCACCAACGCCACACCGACCTTGGCAACCGGACCTGCAACGTTTTCGGCACCGTCAACGTGCGGCCCTTATAGACAGTGGTTGTCCAGATCTGTTCGAACGGCGCGTACCCGGCCCTGATCATCAACGGCAACGCCTCCGACAGGTGCTGCGTGAACGACGGCCGCATAAACTGGTTGAGCGCCCACCAGATCGTGTCCGCAATCTCACGGTCCTGATCCGTAGCGTCATCGCCACCAAACGGATTCAACGTCCAAGACCCGGCCTGAACAGGACTCGAGATCATCAACACCAGCCTGCGAATGTCCGGGTCCGTCCGGTACATCTCATCAAACATGTACTGGCCGGTCGGGCCAATCAGTTTCGGGTTCAGCTCATCCCACTGCGGCAAGCCCCAGTAGTTCGCTCTGCCTGTCTGGCCGAAGCTCACACCAAGCTGCGGTCTCGGCTCGTTCGCTGGTGACGGCGGTGTCGGGGTGTGCCCGAGCGTGATCTCGCCGGGCGCGATACCGTTCATCGGACGACCGAAAAATCCTCTCAGGGCGTCAGCGAACGCGACACCGCCCTGCTTGCCGTTACCGTTCTGCGACGCCATCTAGCCGACTATCACTAGTAGGCGCGGCCGTGGCCGTCGCGCGGAGCACTCGTCGTCAGATGATGCTTGCCGCACGACTGGCATTTGTACACCCACCGCTTGCCCGGCGTTTTCTTCGCAGCCGCCACCGCGTTGCGACGATGCGGAAACGCCGTCTTGCTGCACAGCCAGTGCTTGACGATCACCCGTTGCGTCTTATACGCCATCAGAGGCGGACTGTTCCCGCGCATACGCGGCTGCGTCTAGCTCGTCAAGAATCGTTAAACTCTTCAACAGCGTTGAACAGTTATGGTCCCCTGCTTGCCGTGCGTCCGTCTCATCGTGCATTTCGAAGCCCTTTTGTAGGGTTGGGTTTGTCAAGTGCCGGTCTGCCCTCGTAAGACTCGCCGCCCACCGTTCCGCACACCTGCCATGCGGCCTTCTTCGCTGCTCTATGGCTACGGTAGCGCTCAGGCTCCGCTTCCCATACGCTTTGCATCGGAGAATCAAGCATGCGCCCAATCCCGTAACACCGGCGCTCAACGATCCAACGCTTTCTCCAGTACCGCTCGACAGCGTCGGCGTGCGTCATCAGCCGCCCCATCAGAATCGTTCGCCCATGATGCCGGCCGTCACAGGCTTCTCCTGCCGCGACAACGTTCGAGGCTCAAACGCCTGGCCGCCAGCCATCAACGGCAACAACCGTGCCGCATAACTCACGCAATCCACCTGATCGTCATTGCGGCCCTTGTCGAACACGCAAAGCTCATCCTCAAACGCACCCAACCAATCGGCCTGACGCGGATGATAAACCTTGTGCTGCTGATACAAGCTGATCGCACCAAACGCCCGAGTAACCTTGTCCAACTTCGTTCCTGCCTCCGCCGGAATGTCCATCACCGGATACCCGGCACGCGCCAGGATCGCCAACGGCGATCGTCCTGCACCAAACTTCTCAACCCACATCGGCGGACGGCCATACCGATCGGAGCAGCGCATCATGAACTCCGCGACCTGCTGATCCTCAAACCGCTGCCGCTCAAGATCAATCAACAGCAGCACGTCACCAGCAGCCCGCCATGTCGACACGACCGTCCAGTCCGCAGTCTGCTTGCTCGAGATAGCAACATCACAAACCTGGAACGTCGGACACACACCCGTATCAAACCTGCGGCCGTCCTCAAACACATAGTCGGACTGCACCACAGCACCAAGCTGAACCGACTCGACACGCCAGTATCGAAAATCGGCCCGTTTGAACATGAACCCTTCCGCCGGCGACGGTCGCTGCTGATACAACGCAGACCAATACCGCGGCAACTGGGCTCTACGAATCGCCTCGAGCTCATCACGACCATACCGCTCAGGCCACAACGCCTCACCCGGCTGTCTGCCAATCGGATCGTTGTCCTCAGCCAACGCCGGCAGCACCACATGCGTCCACGGCTCAACATCAACCGGATGATTCAACAACCTCCCGGTCAAATCGTCCTCATGCCACCGGGCCATCAGAATCACAATCGCCCCATGCGGCTCAAGCCTCGTCCTAGCCGTGCCCCAGAACCACTGCCAAATCTTCTCGCGAAGTAGTTCGCTGTCGGCCTCCTCGCTGTTCTTGTGCGGATCGTCAATGATCAAATCATCGGCGCCACGGCCCGTCAACATGCCGCCAACACCGAGCGCAAACATGCCGCCCTTCATCTGCTCCAACGTCCACCTAGCCCGTGCGGACGACCCCCTGTTCACGCTCACCCCATAGAACCGTGGCCCATACTCGATCAGCAAATCCCGGGCCTTGGCACCCCACTCCTCCGCAAACTCGGCACCATAACCCGCGACCACAATCCGCTTGTTCGGAAACATTCCGAGCCGCCACGCCGGATAGAACCTCGAACACATCTCCGACTTGCCGTGTCTAACCGGCACCGACACGATCAGACGTTTCAACTCCCCGGCAGCAACCTGCACCAGCAGATCGTCAATCAGCCTGATATGCGCCGGCAGACCCCACTTCGGCTCCGTCGCCAACATCAACGACGCCGGCGACACCTGGGCGAGCAGCTGCAAGTCGGTCTCGGAGATCAGCCCCAAGTCGTCTGAGAGCCGGGTCGGCGACAAGATTGACGTTGACGAGCGGTCCACTAAGGTCAATTGTAGACGTCTGCGCGGCCTTCCCATGCAACCGATCGATGATCTCACGGAACGTTGCCAGCCGATGCGGGTTGTCCCTCACGTACACAACACGCGCGTTCTCGCCATCACCGACAACCACAGCACGCTCAGCCACAAGCCCATCGGTCAACACTGCTTTGAGCTCGGCCTTGAACTCGTCGGCAACCTGTTGGATCAGTTCGATCTCGCGCGGACGACGCGGCCTGCCGGGATGATGGAAACCTATAGCAGCCCGCGTTTGCGCGTCCTGGTGTGCGACGCACTTGTCGCTGTCTTTGAGCGGTCTTGCCTGGCATTGTGAGCCGTCCTTGTTTGGCTCGGTGCACCAACGACGCCCAGACATGGCATGGGCCGGCGCTGGGGGCGGCGGAGGCGGGGCAGCAGATGGCGCACCCGGGCCAGAGGGCACGGATACCTGTAGACCCGCTGACGAACCGCCGCTGTAACCGCCCCGTTTGTCGATAGCCATGGCCCTATTTTCTAGAGATCCGAAAGACCAACCACGCAAACCGGGCAGCTTGACGCCGATTCTTCCGGGGCGCCGGAGGCTGATGCACACAGCAGAACTGACCGCCGCCCGTCGTCCACGCCTTACACGGCTCGCCTGTCCATTTTCTAGTTGCAGCGCAACGTTGAGACATCAGTTTGGGCCGTGTACGATCGCCTGGTTCACCGGAAGAAACGCCTGCTGCTGCTCGGCCGTTGAGATCCACGCGGCCGTCAACCTCACCGCGTCACGGCGGGTCATGCCAGCCTGTCTAAGCGTGAAAAAGAAAGCGTAGGCGCAAGCACCAGCCACCGTCGCAGCCATGACGCGCGCATCAGTCACGCCGGGCCTCTCAGGAACGCTTCGAGCGCAGCCTTCAACGACCTGACCGCAGAAAGGCGTTCCGCACGCCCCGAATCGGCGTTCAAAAGCAGCGACTCCGCAAACAGATGCTGCGCACCGGTCATCGCATCAATCACCCTCAACACCACCGGATCAAGATCATCCTCAACAACGTCCGCGTCGACCAGCTCGCCATGCAACCCTGACGACGCCTGCAACGCGCGCTGCACATCCCTCGCCGATGTTGCCGCCTCCGGCTCAGGCGCGTTCGCCGCGGCAATCATCTTCAAGCCCTGGCTCATCGACTCGAAATCCGCAGACTCTGCGCTTTTCACGAGCCGCATACACACTTGGGCTTGCCGTTCCGACCCGTGAAAGTTCTGCCCGAGCCACGGCAGCCAGTCACCATGCTCGCAACGGTCCTTCGCCTCAGTGAGCTTGCGGCCGATCCGGATAGCGCGCTGCACCGCGTTCTCAGTCTCGGTTTGCAACAGATCCCACTCGCGGTTGATCTCCTTCGCAATATCGCCAAGCGTGCGCGTAATCTCGCTCATGCCGCGACCTCCGCAAGATCCAACGCCACATCCCGCAACCGCTCCACACACAAACCAGCCTCACGCGCACCAATCCGCAAAGCCTTCTGCGCATCACCAGCCTGATACCCCAAACCCAACAACACCCCAAACTTGACGGTCATACGCCTGTCATGCCCCCAACGCCTGTCCAACGCCGCACCAATCCTTTGCGCATGATCACCGTCATACACGTCCTCCGCACGCAACTCGCGAATATGGTCGGTGCCGGTTTCTTCCACGATCACATCAAGACTAGCCGGTCGAGGATCATACTGCCAACGCCGCTTCCCGTCCTCGCCGGCAACAAGCCGATGGTTCTCCTGCAACCTGTGGTACGAATCGCCCAGCTTCAACCGTAGATGCTTCGACGCGTACCCCGCGAAACTCGAACCCGCCGGATCCCTCCCACCAAACCCTGGCTGGTAGCTCTTCGCAAGCCTGGACATGATCAACATGCCCTCGCCAAGCAGATCCTCGTACTCTTCCAGCGACAGACGCGCGTTGCCTGCCCTGATCGCGTCCCGAACGAACGCCTCGACGTCGAGAACGTCGTGCATTTGGACGCGCTGACTGAGCGTTGCCACCGACTGGGCAGACTAGCAGCCGCGGACGATACCCCTTGACACACCGAACGATTGTGCGTACACTTGGGGTCCCGGAACCACGAAAGGAACCCATGCCCTCTCCCCAGACCATAGGTGGTAGGTGGTGGAACGTCCCGAGCTTCGCGACCTCCAAAGCCATCCAGGCCGTCAACGACGTGCAAGCCGCAGACATCGACCTCGCGAACCTGATCGACCGGACAATCCGCGATCTTCGCCAACTCCAACCATCGTTCACCGGCACCCCATTGTACTCCACGATCCAGGCCACCATTGCGGGCCTCGAGCGCGAGTATGCGGCGACCGTGAGAAAGTACCCGGCATGAACGAACTGCGCGGACTCGACAACTGGATCACCGGCGTCAGCGACACAACGAACCCGAGATCACCGTACTACACCGGCCCCGAGTTCGACCTGATGATCTGCCCATGCGGATGCGAGTTCTCAACCGAGAACACCGGCGACACCCGATGCCCGGACTGCGGGAGCACCCGCACAACGATCCTCGACGACAGGGAAGACTGATGGTTGCTTACAGCACACTCTCATGGATCGCCGGCATCGCCGTATGCTGGCTGGTCGCCGGGCTCATTGTATGCGGCGTGATCGCTTGGGGCAACTGGAACAAGCCAAGGTTCAAAATGGAATGGTTGGGCGGCGAGCTTTGGTTGTTGGACTACGGTTACCCGGTTGAGCTGCTTGCCGTCGATGGCGGCGTGTGCGCGAGTTGACGCCATGATCGACTGGGCCGAGCTAGGCGTAACCGATCCCGCCGAAATTCGCTTGCTACAACATGACCGCAGGCTTTACGGCAACTGCTACATCAAGGATGGCAAACGGATTGATCCGCAAGACCTTTACACGACTGGCGGCGAACCGATGTATCCGCGCTTACCAAAAGCCAACTGGGACCTTTTCGCGCTGATCGATGGGACGCTGTAGGCTCTCTTGTGCTGCGGCCGATCCAGAGTGGAAGCCGTTTGTGGGATAGGGCGTCCGACCATCACGGTTGGGCGCCCTTCCGGGTTGACGGGGGCCCGGTCGAAAGCGTATCCTGATAGTTGCACGCCGGTTTGGTGCCCCGGCCCGCAAACCCTGGAGAACACTTGATGGCTGACCCTCGCTGTGATCGTTGCGACGACCAAGGCTGGTATCTCGACAGTCTGGAATCGCGTGCACCGTTGTTTGGGCGGTTGAAAATGTTGCGGGAGCCGTCTTGGGTTCGTACGGTCGTGGAGTGCGGGTGCCGCGATGTTGCCGGCAATCTTGCGAGAGACCGGTACATGGCATCACGGGCTGCGGCATGAGCGAACTGCCGACCGAGGGGCAAAACGACAGAGCCAAATACGAGCTAGTCCTCGCGAAGCGCCGGTGCTGTCACGAGGGCTGCACGAGGACGGTGACGCACTTCATGGTGCCGGTTGGGAGCGACCCGGCTTCTGAGCCCGTCTGGTGCCTTGACCACGACAGCGACTCGCGGCGTCCTGGTGCTCGCGAACGGACGGTGATCCGCTGATGACTCGCAGGAAGCGGTGGCGAGTGGGCTGGTGCGTGGTCGGCGATCAAGTGAGTTGGTTCGAGTTCGACCATGAACGCGCGGCGGTGAGCTACTTCGAGGCGGCACGCCATGCGAAGGAGTCGGAGTCGGATCGCACACTGAAGCGTGCGTGGTTGCAGCGCGCCAAGGGCATTTCCCCTCTTGACGAGAACAGCGAGTGGGTGCTGATCGACGGTCCATTGCCGATTCCCTCGACGTTCGAGGCCGCGTGATGGTGGGCTTCCGCTTGACGGCGTTGCTGCTACTCGCCCTAGCTGTCGGGTTTGCGTTTGCTTGGTTGGCGGCGCGATGACTCGTCTGCCGCTTTCGGGTGTTCTCTCCACATGACGACAAGCCTTCATCTTGTCGACACGCAAACAGCCGAGCTCGTCCCAGGCGACCAAGGCTACCTCGACAAAATCCAAGAACTCGAAACCCAACTGCGCAAAGCCGAGAAACGCGTCCGCTCACTGGACTGCCAGATCGCAGCGTTGGAGGAACGCAAAGCCAAAGCCAGACTGGAACACGCTCAACGCCGAATCATCGAAGACGTGTTCCAAGAGTGGTGCCAGGTCGCGGGGCGCAAAGCCACAACGAAACTGGGGGCCGTCAGGTTCGACACGATCGCGTCAAGACTCGCTGAGGGCCGGTCAAGATGGGAGTTCAGTCTTGCGATCTACTATGGGGTGCACAGGCCGCCGATCAAGGATGGCATCCGGTTCGATGACATCAGCCTGATCTGCCGGGACGAGGTCAGGTTCGAAACCCGGATGCGGGCGTGTTACCGCGAGTTTCCTGATGTTGCTAAGGGCTTTCTGCCGGCCGGCGAGATCGTACAGCTCCCCGGCATCGCGTCCTAGAAACACCGCGACCCGCCGGGCCATAAAGGCACTTGACGGGCCGAGGGCGATCATCTAAGATCGACGGCGAACTAGGCCTATCGAAGTCTACATGCTGCGACGGAGCGTTGTCAAGGCAAGCATTTCTTCCCCGGAAGTCGGGCCGCGAGTCGCTGCCCGTGACAGCACTTACGCCGTAGCCAACCGGCATAAGTACAAACGTTGGTCCCTCTGCCAACGAACTGCAACGGCCTACCGAGGAAAGCCACAGACTTCTTCTTTGATGCCGTTGTTCGTTTCGTCCCTACGCTAACGCTTGTAGTAATCCGGGGTTCGCTTGCTTTCCGCCGCCCGTTCTGCGAAGATATGTGCGCGGCCTTTGGGCTGTCCCGCAACCCACAAACAAAGGAACCAGACAGTGGTTGTTCTTGACGAAAGACTCGAAACACTCGCCACCCTGAAACTCGCAGCGGGCGGACACCACTCGTTCGAGGAAGGCGTGTGCGTGATGGAGGCCGTGGCGTGGATCGCCGGCGAACCGTTCAGCGACCATCCCAAGTGCGCGAGTCCGGTGATCGCCACGTTTATGCGCCAATGGAACGACGACCTCGACGACGACGGCAGGCAGATGTTGAAGCCGCTGATCCCAAAGCTTGTCGGCACCGCTGTCGCGGTGCAGTATGACGCTGCTGGCCGGAAGGTCGAGGATCGTCGTGGCTGGATGTGCGCCGACTGGCTTGTGCGTGTTCATACCCCGGCGTGGCTTGAGCTTGCCGGATGTGTTGAGGCCGCGACAGCGTTGCGGGCGCTCCCGGAGTTGCGGACTCTTTGGGCGTTGAAGAAAGCGCGGCCGGTCATCGAAGTAGGACGCGCAGCCGGGGCCGCAGCCTGGGACGCAGCCGGGGCCGCAGCCGGGGCCGCAGCCGGGGCCGCAACCTGGGCCGCAGCCGGGGCCGCAACCGGGGCCGCAGCCGGGGCCGCAGCCGGGGCCGCAACCATGGCCGCAGCCGGGGCCGCAGCCGGGGCCGCACCCGGGGCCGCAACCGGGGCCGCACCCGGGGCCGCACCCCAGGCCGCAAC